CAATGGGAGACTACCCGATCACATCTCTGCCAGTGTGCTTTCCCAAGCACATTTGGCGGTGATGAATCACCCCAAGGCCACTTCAAAGGATCCCGCGGTTGCGAGACCTTCTTATAGGAGCGGTGGTAAAGCCACTCCAGGACTGCCAATTGGCTGTCGTCCCGCTTTTGGCGGTGGACAAGCCTAACAGTCCGAGCCTTGTATCCGAGCCTCATCTCGGCCAGGTCAAGCTGCCTGACACCGAAACAACGGCCACCAGGACATGACGCAAAACACAGTCCGCCTACACAGGCGAACTTCGCGTCAATGGTGGTTTTCGGAATGGTGTGTACGGAGGGTGTGGCCTCGTCAAAGTCCTTGACAAGACCATCGTTAGCCTCACCCCAAGGTATAGCGCTCTCGCGCACGACCTTTGGTAGGTGAGACACCACCCAATCGTATACTGACTTTACCCGCCCATCGCGGCCCATACCCGGGACGAACCCGGAAGACCAACGCAGGAGGTTATTAGCCAAGAGTACGATTTCGCTAACCGTTACCAACGGCTCGCTACAGTACACGGGCGTTACGTCTACTCCATTCAGGTAGTGCTTCCCGCACGATTCCCTGAAACGATACGGACCGTTTTCACTATGGGTCTTATTGAGGTTAAACTCTAACCCACAGTAGGCGCAGACGGCCTCGAAAAGCGGCAGAGCCGCACGAGGCATAATTACGTCGTCGCCGAACACGGATATTTCCGCATCTTGGAGTCCTAGAACATTGCACGTGGCCCAAGCCAACGAGTGGAAGATCAAGCTTTCAAGCTCGAACGTAAACCCGTTGCCCATCGCCGAGAACAGATGGTGAGTCCGTTCCGTGCCATCAACCGCGTATCCGGTGGTGCGCAGAGCATCTGCGACTAACCACCACCGGCGGTCGACCCCGCTAGCCTCACCCGGCTGATCACCCGTCCATAGGTGATTGCCCAGATGATCGAACACTAACCACCAGGTTATACTGTTCGAGGCATTCGCGAAGTCAACCGTTGCATCGTCGCCGGACTTGGAAGCCCGGTACGCATGACGTTGGTTGATCGTCTGGTCACTCAACACTATACCCTCCCGGAGGAGAGCACAGCGCATCGCATACCCATAACCCAACTGCCCGATAATGTTCCCGGACGGCTGTTTTAGGATCGTTCGACCAGTCAGCGCGTTCTTAGGCGCCATTTCGAATTGGTCTGTATCCCGGATCGAGAAGGAAAAGCCGTTAGGCTTCCCTTCATCGTCCAGGCCTGTGGTTACTGCGCCCCAACCGGGGTAGCATTCCCTTAACAGGACCTCTAGTAGAGGAAGTGCAGACCTCGTCGATTCCAGACGTTCCGAAGACAACTTCTCTCGGATTCCACCTTTCCGTGTGAAATCCGTTGTCGCCCCGGGTCCAAAACGACACCCCTCTACGAACTTTGACCAAGAGAACCGGCCAAGCGTCTTGATTGCTTTTCGACAGCTCAGGTAGTACACCTGGGCGACGCGGGGATCTTCCCCGTAATCACGGCGCGAGATTCGGTCATTGGTCACCACGCAGGCTTTCTCCCCTTTAATGAGGGAGTCCAACGTGGCAGCTCGCAAGTCGACACCTAGATCAAATCCTTGATACTTCCGCAGTAACTCGCGGACTAGGTATCTCTCCCTGAAATCCGGCAGGGCCGGATCCGGGAAAGGGATGGACACTACATCTAGGGCTGTAGCGGAGGGTTCAATCCCAATCACGCTACATAACCTTCGATGCAACTCCATACCGTCGACAGGGGTGGCATTCCATTGCCGTCGATCTCTCCTAGGAGGACGATCACGGTGAGCCATAGAATTACTCCAATGACAAGGAGAATCGTAACGAGAGAACGCATGTGACTGCTCCCGGTAAGGGAAGCCTTACCACACGCCCTCGCCACGGTCCACGGCGGCGACCACAATCGCGTTTTGCAACGCGTTCGCAGCCAGTACACGGCCGTTAGTGATGTCAGCCTCATCCCAAGTCTTGGGAACGAGGGCAACACACTTGACGGTCATGAAATCCGCCACCCGGTCAACGGTCACACCGTTAATCGACTCGGACAGGACTCGCGGGACGATCAGGGTCGTAGTGACCTCACGCAATTTCGGCTTTACCACCGAGTTGAGGCGCAAGGTCTCACGCCCGTCCACGAACGTCGTCGACAGATTGGCGTAGCTAGCCTCGTCGCCACGCACTCTCATGGGAGAGAACGTGTGGTCAACGGGGGTCGACTCGCCATCTGCGAGGACAATAGTGCCATTTGCAGGCATAAGGAGGTTACTCCATTAGGGTTTAGTGTTTACCACCACCGCCGGTGCGAGAGTCCCAGGGTTTGCGCAAGTAGCGCGATCCCAGAGATAACCCGCTCCATTGAGAGTGGCGTGTAGTCCAACGCAAGCTGGGCCTCGGGGCGAACTGAAGAAACTGTTCGCTTAAAACCTGAGACCAAAAGCTTGGGCGGGGTCACAACCTTGAGATCCCCACAAGGACTAAGCGTTGAGTCCAACTCCACCTTTTGGGTATAGGCGAAGCCGCCCCCAACTGTCGTGGTTGCAGAGGAGAAAGTCAATCCCGAGTACGCGTTTATAGCGTCCAGGAACTGACCCACCCGTATCAGCCAGTCTACGACGAAGCTGTACGGAAGTAGTTCCCATGCCACGAT